CTGGTTGTGGATTTTACAACAATGTTCGCCGGTGTAATAGGGTCGAGGTTCGATTGAGGAATAAAGAACTCACCACCCGTTGTAAAAATTTGTAAGTCTCGACCAGACCGCATGGCAGTAATTGCATTTACGGAATCCGTATTTAGCGTCACCATAATTGCATCATCGTCTAAGGCTTCAGCCTGTGAGAAATTATAAAAATCACTAATTTTACTGCCAAACAATGTTGCTGGTAAATGCGCTGTACCGCCGAAATAAAGCCGTCCTTCGTGGAACGTACAAGTGCGAGGCCAACCACGGGTTGCACTAAAAGCTGGTTCCCAACCAGTAACCAAGTCCCAATCTCCCGATGCGATTGCATCCGTAGACATAAAGGGAACTTCGACTATTGCATTGGCAACCGTACTACTTTGCAACGAAATTATCTTGGCAATGCCAAAGCCAGTTTTAGCTCGTATTCTCTGATTTGTGATACTGCTAAAAACGCCAGCTGATGCAGTAAGAGTTATTGAGCCTAATACAGCCGAAGGCGTAAGCGTGGCAGAAGGTTGAGAAATGCTTTCAGTAAAAACGTAGTAGGGTGCGTTTTTTTCCGGCGCTGTGGTAAAATCTATTGTTGTTAACGTCCACGTTGAATTGTTTGCACCTCTAGTTAGTTTAAAAGGTACAAAATTTTCATGTGTAAAAATTAACGTATCCATGTTTTGAGTAAAATAAAGCTTAGAAATATCAAAAGCAGATACAGAATACAGCGTACCCGTGGCTCTGTCTAAGTAATCATTTCCTGTACCGTTAATGTTTGTTTGTAAAATACCATTAATAAAAAATCTAAAGCGTATTGTTGAAGCCGTATTAAAAGCTGACGCTAGTATCATTAGGTTTTGCGTGGTTGAAAACTCAAAGGGAATAAGTATTGTCCCGTTAGCAGCGTTATCAGCTGTTGCATCAAAGCAAAATTTAGTCCCAGGTCTTCGGGATACACCACCCTGCGGCTCAAACAACACGTTATCAGCTGTTGCTACAGAGGAATAATATTGCTCAAGGTCAATGCGCCCACGCAGTAACGGGTCTAACTCACCTGTAGTAAAGCCAGCTTGGTATTGCTGCACTCTGCTCATCTGACATCTACTAACATATAATCAGATATTACTTGAGGTGTTTGACCAGCTGAGTCTATATTGGCAGCTTGCCTAAAAAACCCACCCCTCATTCCTTCGCCAGGCGTACCAAGAGCAACGGCTTTCCAATGCTCCATTTTAGTGGTTTGGTCTGTTATAACTTCCGCTAGATGCCACGCCATTTGATACGCAAGTAATTGTACAAAGTACGTTGGCATAGAGCCTTCACCTACAGATTTTTGGTAATCAATATGAACTTCAGTTTCTTCCGTAAACAAAACAGTATTGCCATCTGTGGATTGTCCTATTTCCCAACCCTTATTAATTCCAGCACCAGCTATTGAGGAAGAACGAACAGCTCTGGGAACACCCGTGAGCATATCGTTTGGCATTATATACTCATACGTCCACTCATTATTGGGAGTTGTTGTTGAACGTGCTAAAGTACCTTTGCTTATTGTAAAGGACCAGGGATACATTCCAAGTGTCGTAAGTTTAATTTCATTATAAATTGTGTTTGCCGCAGCACCAGCAGCTGAACCGTCTGTAAAAGAAGTAATCGGTTCGGCCCCCAAGAGAAGTAACGCTTTGTTACAAATGCCTACACTTGAATCACCAGCTGCCATGTTCTTCTCCTAAAATAAAAAGAGGGAAGGGGCGGAAGACCGCCCCCACCACATTATTTAGTCTGAATCGGTCACTGCGATAGTGACCCCATCTCCGCAATCCACTACTCCAGAAGCGTTAGAAACGACAACGTGCCAACTCGCAGTTGCTGTTCCTCCAGTAGATGCCCAAGAATAGATAATGTCGCCAACAGTTACATCGTCTGAAACATCGTTAAAATAACCCGCTCCATCAATAACTGTTTTTGCATCGGTTGATGTGTATGACCACATTGCAGGGACTTTTCCTGCAAGCGATTGACCGCCTATTGGTCCCCATCCTGCTCTTGCAAATGCCATGATTATGACTCCCTTGTTGTTATATCGACGATTCCATTTGCATCGATTGCAACCGCACCCATTGAAAGGGTAGAAGCAACAAGAAACGATGTTTTTTCTGGAATAAAGTCGATTTTGGTTGAAGGAGACATACCCACGCCACAGCCGATAGCGGACTTATGGAAAGCAAAGTTTGTTCGGTCACTAGAACCGTCTATTGCTAATCCACCTTCGTCCATATCGCCTAAGACATGAATTGTGAATCCCATGAAGGAACCAACATTTCCACCGCCCTGAGTCAGAGCTTTAATCGACGCATAATCTGCGCTTACGGCTCTTTCGTCAGCAAGCAAAGATGCTAGACCATTTGCGTGCATGACCAAATGCCTATCAGGAGCTGGAACATTCGCAGCGTTAAGTGCTTTCGCAGCCGCTATGATTTTTCCAACATCCATATCGGACGCGCCTGAGCCGGATGTTCGAACCGTGTTTGCAACGGTGGTTCCAGCTGTCGCAGCTGCGATAGCATCAAGGATGATTTGGTCTTGTCGTCGTCCAATAGCATTGCCAACTAGCTCAGCTAATTCTCGACGTTCGTCAAAATTAACTTTTTGCTGATTGAAAATGTCTGAATACTCAGCTGCAATGTAGTCTGTCATTGTTGCAGATACAGTTGCAAAAGCTGTGTTCAGAGGTACGACATCTGTTTGTGGGGTTCGAACACTTGCAGTGCCTTTACCCACGCTCGGAAAGTTTACAGTGCTTCCAACAACACCGTTACGCATCCGACAAACTCCTTGAAGCTTTGAGGTAGCTTGGTAAGCTTGTTTTACCTCAGAGTCAAAAAGTTGGACGAAGGCTGATGTGAGTCCTGTACTCATATTACTTCTCCATTAAAGTTTCAAAAAAAACCTGGTTGTCGGAGAAGCTCCGGCCTGGTGAATGTGTTTCACAACTGGCCTAAGTGGTTATCAGTTATTATTCCGTTATACTAAAACGCGTGTTTTGTAAAGAACCTATACGTTATTTCTTCTTTGGAAAGCCTTTTGGCATTTACAATCCTTTCTATCCTGGAAAACTTTCGCCACGCCTTCTGTAAATTTTTCGAGCAACATCATTGCTAAATTTGGGGTCTGAACCGTACCGTGGGTCAGCCATCATAGAGTCAATTTCTGCTTGGAAATCAGACTCGCTTAACGCCTCATCACTTACAGCTATCGTTGGCATTTGCGTCATATCACCTGTGAGGCTACGCATTGTTTGCAACAAACGCTGCCCTTCAGCTGTGCCGCCCCAAATATTTATCTCCGCACGTTGAGCCTCAGTAATAACACCTTTTCGCAACAAACCATCAGACCAATTCACATTGCTCTGGATAATTTCATTTGCATTTTGACCAAGAGCTTTAATCTCTGTTTCATAATCTTGCTGGATTTGTGCCGTGTTCTCACCACCAATTTCCGCTATTGTTCCGGCAAGCTCGTCAAACGCTGCTTGATTAACACCAAACTTCTTGGCCCAACCCAAATAGGCATCGACCATTGGGTCTTCTTTTTGAAACCCTGCATCATCGAGAACTTTTGTATCATAATCTTTAGGTGCTTTATGCTTACCTTGGCTAAACGCTTTTTCTAGGCTTTCATATGACTTAGTCATTTTTTCTAACTCAAAGCCATCTTCTTCATTCCAGAATTTCTCAGGAAACCAGTCAGGGCGTTCTAGCGGCTCAGCTTCTTTTGCCTCTTCCTCGCCTTCTTCTAGGTGAGGCGCTGACAGTTCTTCTTCATTTGCTGCCTCAGTCTCTTCACTTTTAACGCCGTCCATTAAGCCATTAGGCATTGGGGCAGCTGTTTCTTCTTGTACTTGCTCAACCTGTTCGTTCATCTGCTCTTTTCATCCTTTGCTTTATTTCGCGCACTAAACTATTTTGACCCTCACGG